GGGAAACTGTGTACTCCCATTCACGTAATCCAGATTCGAGAGGAAGGACCATGCCATATTATCGATCTGCCCGTGTTTTCGGCACTATCCCCGTTTCTGGGGTTAATGTCGCTACCGGAGCCAATTTCGTTACGCCTACTCAGGTTAACGTTACTGGCGATCTCGATCTCTCGTTTCGTACTCGACCACCGAAAGGTGATCGCGTCGAAATCGTCGGTCGAAATGCAGTCGAACCGTACTCTTGGTTCATGGATCTTCAGAAATTGAAGACCCGCGCGCTTCGTGATGAACCGCGCTTTGATCCAAGCCTCCTTCGGGAGGATCTCGGACACCCCTGGGAAAACAGGAAGTGGGACTATTTGGGGGGCTTTGACTTTCGTCATCGTTCCTCAACGGGTACCACCATTGCTTACTCGGGTGTGTCCGTGACAAACGCGACTACCAGCTACTTGGTCCCGTCGGCTCCGCCGACGGACCTCGCATCTGACGCCGCTGTTTGGTACGGACGTATGGCACCTGGGGTTGGTGAGTTTTCACTCTCAACTTTTCTAGGCGAGCTCCGCGAGGGGCTCCCGAGGCTGCTCCCGGATATCATATCCAGGGCCAACTTCGCTAGATCAGTTGGAAATGATTACCTCAACGTCGAATTTGGGTGGAAACCCTTGCTCGACGATCTGCGCAAACTGGCCGAGATTCTACTCTCGGCTTCCTATGGTCTTTACAAACCATTGGGCGCATACCACCGCAGGAGAGAGCTTCGTCCCGTGAAAACATATTCACGTGACGATTTGCTCAACTCACCGTCTCAGCTCGTTTCCGGCAATTACTTGTCCGGGCTCGATCTGATTCCGAGTAGTGTTCCTACATTTGGTAACACGTTGTTTGACGTGTCTGGCCAATTGATTCGGAAATCTACTCTTACTCGTTGGTACGAGGGTGAGTTCGTGTACATTCCCAAAGCTTCTTTTGACCCCAAGTCTTACTTGGATCGTCTTGAGACGCTTATGGATACCGGGATTACTCCCGCTGTCCTTTGGGAACTTGCACCTTGGTCCTGGTTGACAGATTGGTTCTTCCAAATCGGAGGAGCCATCTCGGCCATGGAGGCCGGCATGTCAAACCGTATCCTTTCCACGTATTTCTATGCGATGGAGGAGTACGAAGCCTCCGTCGAGCTGGTCGTTACCAATTGGCGCTTGAGGTCGGGAACTTCCCCCCTCTTGCCCAAGTGGTACCGCCAGCGCTCTGCGATTCACACGAAACGCAGAATACGTGGAAACCCTTTCGGGTTCACCGGGACGTCCTCTTCTCCACTTAGCGTGGAGCAGTCGGCTATTCTCGGGGCTTTGGGTCTCAAAAAGACCCGCTAGCCAAACACAGAACAACCACCACCCCCCGCCCTCATGGGCAAAAAGGAGAACCAGTGCTCGCCGATCCGCAGTCCGTCACCATCGCTGGTGCGGCTACATCGCTTCCTCGACTGGAAGAGCGTGCTAACACGCACGTCTATTCCAACCGGGCGTCGGGTGTCGACCTCTATGTCAGTCAGACGACTGACAAGAACGGCACTCTTCGCTCGTCGATTTCACTTGTGAAGACGACTATCGTCACTGATGCCCTCACGGGTCTTCAGCGACGAGAGCGTCCCTCGGTGAACGTCTCGTTTCAGCAGCCGGAAGGAACCACCACCACCACGGTGGAGGATCTTTACGCTGCTCTGACGAACGCTCTCGAGGCATCCACGAATAGCCTTCTCAAGAAGGTTACCGGGGGTGAGAAGTGAGCTCACTCGAAACGCTGCTTTTGGTTGGAGTCGTGATCATGATTACAATCTCGATCACGGCTTTCGCCATGGTAGCCTCGATGCGAAAGGGTTAGCGAGTTACTGGCTGGAAGACAACCTCACCGAAATGAGGGGCCTTGAAAAGCCTGGTAACTCTCCATCTGGCCGTCCTACAAGACGTAGGACGATTTTGCGCCACCGACACGAAGATGGACGAGCTCACGCTCATTCATCGAACGGAACACGAAGGTGAATCGTTTCTCACGATTACCCTGCCCCTACTGGTTAAGTCCCTTGAGAAAGGACTTCATACCGGTAGATGGCCGCAACACGAATCCATCTTCAAGATGGTTCGGGGGCTCCCCGCATTTATGCGAGGTTTCCTCTTGCGTGTGTTCGACAAAGATGGCTATCTCTTGGATGGCCCGGATGCTAACGCAATCTGGGCGGTACGACAGGTTGGAAACCTGTCGCACAAGATCGAACGTGAATGTACTCCGAAGAGAGTACAGGCTGCGTTCGATTCTTTCATCCGCACCGACGACGAATTGCGAGCGCATTATGAGGGTGGTATTCCTCATGATGTGCTTGAGCGCTTTCAAAGCGTCTCGCTATCGCTATTCGGCAGAATGTTTGATGAGCTGGAAACTCTCGTTTCAAGCTTCTCTCTCATCCCGCGTCACGGCCCAGGTGCTGTTGCTGAAAAGCTAACGCACCCGGAACGTTGGGAGTTTTCATATTGGACGGAACGCCTCGATGAGGTATTTCCGGCCTGGCGGTATAGTGCGAACTCTACCGCTTCTCCCATCCGTGAACTCGTTCCCATGGATCAGGAACTTCCTGTTAGGGTCGTTTCTGTTCCGAAAACGCAGAAGACGCCGAGAATCATCGCAATTGAGCCCTCTACTATGCAGTATGCACAGCAGGGACTAAAGAGGGAAATCTATCGGATCGTATCCGATAGCTCCCTCAGCGCTATTCTCGGTTTCACAGATCAGGAAAGAAACCAGAAGTTGGCCCTTGAAGGGTCAATCTCTGGAGACCTCGCTACACTCGACTTGAGTGAAGCGTCTGATCGTGTCCACGTTGAGCTGGTTTCTCACCTGCTTCACCGTTGGCCACACCTGCGCGACTTCGTCATGGCGACGAGGTCTAGGAGTGCGAATATTAACGGGTCCGTGAAGGATCTCGCTAAATTCGCGTCCATGGGATCAGCTCTCACTTTCCCTATTGAGGCAATCATCTTTACAGTGATTGCTGCAATGGGAAGTGAACTGACGGCCCAGCCATCCGCCCGGCTTCTCGCCGGGCGTGTCAGCGTTTACGGAGACGACATCGTCGTCCCCGTAAGCGCGGTGGACCGCGTTGTTGACTACCTGAACCTTTTTGGGTTCAAAGTCAACATGCACAAGTCATTCTGGAGTGGCTACTTCAGAGAGTCTTGCGGAAAGGAGTATTACGCCGGCACTGATGTGTCCGTCGTACGACTCCGTTCAGAGGTTCCAACCTCACGCGGTGATGCA